ATCGGCCGTGGCCAGCAACACCGATGAAGTGTACACCACCATCAACGCCGACTTCTCGATGACCATCCTCAAGGACGGTGCCGACGCTTTCGTGCTCTACTCGAAGCAGACACAGAGCTCCTCTGGCATCTAAACTCTCCGAACATCTGAAAAAGGGGTCATAGTTCCAGCCGCGGGTGAGGAGTCGGAGGTCACAGCCCGGCCACCCGTGGCCCCCTTTGAGGATGCGGGGAATGTGTAACAAAACAAGTCTAACTGACAGCATGAGTCTCCAGACCGACATCATATTCGTAGCCGCCATCAAGTCGGACACCGAACTGCTCAAGCATCTCGCCATCGGCGACGTTTACAACACCGCCATCGCCATGCCCGACGAGGACCTCGACAACGCCGAGGTGCCATACGTCATCGTGTCGCAGGGCGAGGGAGTGAACGACGGCACGACCAAGGACGACTACGAGGGCGACACCGACTCGGTGAACATCACCGTCGAGGTGGCCGCCAGGACACGCGCCGAACTCGGGACGCTGGCCGACCGCATACGCAAGGCCGTGCGCCGCTACTTCCGGGCATCCGGGGAAGGCGACGAGCTCCACGACATGGTGCCGCTCGACTACCAGTTCTCCTTCAAGCCCGTCACCTATGACCCGCTGAAGCCCTGTTACTGGATGGAGCTCATCTATCAGTGCGACGTGAACAACGATTCAATAGAAGAAGAAGACGATGAGTAAAGATACTGACAACATGGCAACCGCCATCACTCCGGGCAAGCCCGTGAAGGTGGAGGCATCCTCGCGCAAGGAGGCCGGCGAGAAAATCGCCGAAATCCGCAAGGAAGCCGCCAAGCAGGGACTTACCGAGCAGGAGGGCGGGTTCATCTCCGCCACCGAGGATGGCACGTTCATCGCCGAACTCAACTTCATTAAAACCGATTAGACATGGCAGTAAAGAAAATCATGGGCCAGAACTTCCGCGCATTCGTGGGTTCTACCCCGGCAGCAGTGCCCGAGGCAGTGAACTGCCAGGTCACCATATCAGGCAATATGGAGGACAGTTCTACGAAGGACAGTGAGAACAGCTGGACTGAGGAGCAGATGGTGTCGAAGCAGTGGAGCGTGAGCGTCGACGACGTGGATGCTTCCCTCGCTTCCCTCCGTGCGCTCATCACCCGCTTCAACTCTGATGACAAGGTTACCGTAGGATGGGACCAGACAGACGGCGCACAGAACCGCGTGGCACAGAATGCAGACTTTGCCCGCTCGGGAAGTGCCATCCTGAACGACCTTTCGATAAGCGCGAACAACAGAACGACAATTCAGGTCACCTGCCAGTACCAAGGCAGCGGTGCCCTCCAATAAAAGCAGACAACCATGGACAAAGGACAACATCTACGACTCATCATTGATGACGCATCGACGACACCGGCACTGGCCACCTTCGTGGCCATGTCCACTGACCTCACCCTGCATTTGTCTGCCACGACGGAGGACAGCACGACGAAGGACAGCACCGACACGAACGGCCTTTGGAATGAATATGAGGTGACAGCACGCTCCGGAGACATCCAGTTCTCCGCCCTCGTGGCCATCGACACAACGGCCACGGTCGGCAGCACGTCGCAATACCTTGATGACTTCATCGACAAGGTGAGCGACACGCCGATTTCTTGGAAAATCGCATTCGTGTCGGGAGCCAACAACCGCACCGTGGGCAAGATTCTCTGCTCCGGCCAGGGCAAGCTGACCAACCTGCAAGTCTCCGCGCAGAACAGGCAGAAGACTACCTACTCGGGCACCGTGAACATCTACGGACCTGTAACCGTTGGTACCAACTAAAAACACAGGGCATCGCCTGCCGTCACTTTTCTTCATATTAAGTGCCAAGGCGGGCGGTGCTTTTTCATTATCCAAAACCAAGGAAATATGACAACAAAGACCATCACCATCGCAGGCAAGGAAGTCACCCTTGCCTACTGCTACGCCACCGAGATAGGCTACAAGCTGCTCAGCGACGAGGACATCACCGCCTACATGGCCGACGCAATTGAAGCCCTGAAGGAAAGCAGGATGCCCGACACGCGCAAGACCGTGTATGTAGTCATCGCAGCCATCAACGCATATAGCGAGTGGCAGGGCGAGCAACCTGTTATCTCAGACCGAGATTTGATGTATGATGCCACGCCGCTGGAGCTGGGCACCGCCTTCGGCACCATCATCCAACTGCGTGCCGACTTCTACAAGGTGCCCTCTGACGAGCCGAATGACGAGCAGCCCGAGGAGAAGAAACCCGAACAGGAAAAAAACGCCTGACCGCCAACGACATCTATGAGTTGCTCGTTGGCGAGATGGGCATCGCCCGCCGGGATTTCCTCTACGGCATCCGCTTCTGGGAGGCACGCCGCCTGCTGCGCGGCTACAACCGCCGCCACCGCGACATGTGGTCGGCCATCCGCTGGCACGCATTCAACATCATGAACACAATGCCATACACCGACATGCAGAAGGCGGGCATCACCAAGCCTTCCGACCTCATCCAGTTCCCGTGGGACAAGGCCATCGTCACCGAGGCCGACATCCCCACCGACGAGGAGGTGGCGGAGACGGTGCAACTGCTGCGCGAGATGAATGCCGGCAAAGAGTGACAAACGGCAAAACGAAACCGCTGCCCACAATGCGAGGGCAGCGGTTTTTACGTCTCACAAGGTGCACGTCACCATGTGCCCGTCTTGCTGTCTTCCCAGGAATCGCTGATGCTCACCACCATCGACCCCGCGCTGCCAAAAAGCGAGCCGTGGTATTCGGTGGCGCGGTTACGCTTGAACGGTGCGCCCACAATCGACGCGCTTCCGATGGTCTCGCCGCCGAGGTCGGCAGCCGATATGCTCACGTTGGTGGTCCACTCGTTGGCACCAGACAGGCCGAACACGCTCACGGCAATCTCGCCGATGGTGCCGACATACGACTCGGGCACGTTCACCGTGATGGCCTGCTTCTTGGCGGTCACGGCATCGCCAGTCACCCAGTCGAGTCCATAGTACCATTTGTCGGGAGTGAGCGAGATGGAGGCGCAAGCCGCCGGTACCTCGTCGTCGATGAGGATTCGCAGTTTGGTGGCCACGCGGTCGAGCGTCACGGCGCGGTTGCCGTTCGATGTGCTCACCACGTTCACCTCATAGTCCTTCCAGAAGGTGTCGCGCACCGTGCTCCAGGAAATGACATGACTCTCCTCATTGACCACAGGGTCGGCACCGCGCGAGGCCACGAAATAGATGTGGTGCTCGCCATAGGCAAGCGACATCTTTGGCTTGCCGAAGTTCTCATCCCCGGCCACCTGGTGCACGCTCTGGATGAGCACACCGTTCATGTAGTCGTAGACCCACAAGTCGGTGATGTCGGTGCCGTTCTCGTTCAGGTACGAGATGTTGCTGGCCTTCCGCATGCCGGGAGCCTTGAACGTGGCGGCTTCAAATTCGCCCTTGATGGTGAAGGTAAAGGATTTCGTGGGGCCGTCAACGTGCGTCTCCTCCTTTACGTCGCCCGACTCAAGGTCGGCATAGGTCGTGCCCTTCTCACATGCCACCAAAGCGAAGGCGGCAAACAAAAACAAAAATGCTGATTTTTTCATAGGCTTAATTATTAGGGGTTATTTTGCTCTTCGAGTTTCTTCGCCACCATCTCAAAATCATCATGAACGCTCTGCGCCATCACCTTCGCGTATTTCTGCGTCTGGGTGATGTTGGTATGGCCGAGCATTTTCGACAAATTCTCAATCTTCACGCCCATCCGCAGCATACGCGTGGCGAACGTGTGCCGGGCAAGGTGGGAGTGCAGGCGTGTCTCGATGCCCACGGAGGCGGCCAATATCTTCAGACACTTGTTGTAGTCCGAGTTCAAAATCTTCGGGGCCTGCCATCCGTATCGTTGCAGTATTTCAATCACTGGCGGCAAAAGTTGGTTCACATACGGCACGCCAGTCTTGATCCTTGTGCCGGTGTTAATCCATTTACCCCCGACCTCCTTATAGTCGCTAATATCGAAGGCCTGGGCATCGGAGTAGGAGAGGCCCGTGTACATCTGGAAGACGAACAAGTCACGCGCGGCTGCGGCCTGCGTGCCCTGCATGGGGTGGAGTGACTCAAAGGCCGCTATCTCAGCCTCGGTGAGATATTCCAAGTTTTCCTTTATTCCTTTGCGGAACTCTCCGCGCAGTTTGTCGTATGGGTTCGCGTCAATCTTCCCCATCTTTACCGCCCGCGACAGCATCGCCCGGAGGGTGCGGTGGTAGTTGTAGACCGCCGCCTCGCCGATGCGCTCGGGAGCATTCCCCGCCTGCATGTCGGCATTCGTCTGCGGCACCGTGAGCGTCTGAAGCCACGAGTCCCATTTGTATAGGTTCTCGACAGTCAGGTCGCGCCATGCAGTCATGCGGCCATACTCTCCCAGACGCTTCACCATCGTCTTGTAGCGGTTGCGGGTGCCCTCGGCGATGTTGAGCAGCGGCACCTGTGCCGTGAGCCAGTCGAGCATGGCCGTCTTCTCAGCCGTGCCGACGGCCTCCATCTCATACGCCTGTCGGCGGATTTCCGCCACGTCGATGGCGATGCCCTTCTCCACGCAGCGGTTCACCGCCCGCATCATCTTGTCGGTGATGATTTCCAACTGGTCCTGAAGCACCGCCTTGTCCGAGCGGCCGATTATCCGACCGTCACGGAGCTCGCGCCCGCGTATCTTTATACCTGTGTTGATGTAGTAGGGTTTCCGGTTAACCGTAACCCTGAGCTCGACGGGTCCCTCCCCGCCGGGCTTCGTCCGACCGCGATGGTCAAACACGATTGCCTTCGTTATCATAGTTCCTTGCTTGGTTTTGAAGTTGTTTTTCCTGTTGTTTTTCCGTTTCCAAACCACGCACCCGACAAAAGTACCTGGTTTTCATAGTGATTCCGTAATGTTATAACGGTGTTTTCCTCGTTTTGTTTCCCCACGGGTAAACAATGGGGAAACATCTGGCAATTTTCATAGTGGGAAATCGGCCTAAAATCCGACAATATCCCGCCACCAACAATCTCCGCGACCTCGCTTGAGTCCTAATAAAACAAAGGGGATTCCAGCGTTTCAGCCGTTATCCCCTCAATTTCTTGGTGACTCCCGAGGGATTGTGGGAGGATTGAGGGGTTGCCTTGATTTTATGGGGGTTTTGAGGGTTTTTGCTTCATGAGTGGAGAAACATTTGGATATTATTTTACTTCTTCAAAGTTTTTGTCCTCTGCTACCATAGAAGGATATTCATGGATGATTTTTTGAGGTATAGGCGACTCGGCCCCAGGTAGTGGACCGTAGCGGTCGATGAGAGAGCGGAGCTCTGCTATGCTGGCTTGTAGCTGGCGGTGCAGGGCTTCGTTGTCTTTTATCACTTGCATGGCAAGGTCGAAAAGATTGTTGGTGTATTTTATCTCTTGGATGTCATTCACCTGTTGACCTTCAGGACGAGGGATGGGCAGAAGCAACTCACCTCGGCCTGTCAAGAGATAGTCAAGGTTGAAGACACCAGGATAGGCGACACAAATTTTTTGAAATAAAGCGTCGGTTAAATATTCCTCACTGCCATTTAAAGCGGCCGACATACTTGTGCGACCGTGCCCAACAGCGTTTGCAAAATCAGTTTTTGTGTGGATTGGATAATGTTGCCGAACAAAGTTATAAACTTCTATCAGACGTTTTTGTCGCTCATTCATACAATAATTTCTTAATTATAGTTAAAATACTACACAAATTTAGGATAAAAGTTTGTTGTCCTACATTTTTGTCTTATATTTGCCGACGAAAATTAAGTATGTAATAATCGGGCATAAGAATAGCCGTAGGCGGCTTGACCGTCTTGAAAAAGCGGATAACCGCCATATTTGCAGAGGTAACGGGCTACAAATATAAGGCATTCTTCCCGATTATCATACAAAAATGTTAGATAATTAAGAAATTTTAGAAAATGGCACAAGAAAAAGTAACAAGACAGGAGCTTCGTGAAATGCACATCGGACAGACGCGCATCTTCACACTGAACGACCGCAAGAAGATTGCTTCTGCGCGTGTGACCGCCACCCACCTTAAACATGAGGAGGGATATGAATTTGTGGTGAAGCCTGACTGGGAGGCTTCTGCTGTTAGTATTACAAGAACAAGATAATTATTAAGAACTAAGGAACTATGAACGAAGTCACAATTTTTGAAAATGAAAAATTTGGCATTGTAAGAACAGCAGGCACAGCAGATGAACCATTATTTTGTGCATCTGACATTTGCCGAGCATTGGGGTATTCAAATGGACGCAAGGCTATCGCTGACCATTGCGACGAGGGGGATGTAACAAAACGTGACACCCCGACAAACAGCGGAATACAGTCTATGACTTATATCAATCAGTCTGGACTTTATGCACTTATTTTTGGGAGCAAACTTGAAAGCGCAAGGGAATTTAAAAAGTGGGTGACAAGTGAGGTGCTCCCCTCCATCCGCAAGACGGGAAGCTATGCTGTGAAAAACATGGGCCGCAAGGAGCTCGCCTTGATGATTCTCCAGCAGGAGGAAGAGATGGAGGTTCTCAAACTGGAGAACAAGAAAAAGGATGAGACGCTGAAGGAGCAGAAACCGAAGGTGGTGTTTGCCGATGCCATCGTGGGCAGCAAGTCATCATGCCTCATTGGTGAGTTGGCGAAAATCATCACCCAGAACGGCTACGAGATAGGGCAAAACCGCCTTTTCGCATGGATGCGGATGAATCACTACCTCGGCACTGTGGGCGAATACTACAATATCCCATGCCAAAAGTATTTGGAGATGGGCCTGTTTGAACTCAAAAAGAACGTCCACAGCCAAAACGGGCAGATGGTGACCACCATCACGCCAAAGGTCACTGGCAAAGGTCAGCAATACTTCGTGAACAAATTCCTGCAAGAGTTATGACACTCGACAAAGAGACACGGGAGGCCATCGCCCAGGCTGTGCGGAAAGCGCAGATGGAGGCAGCGGAAATCTATTCGGAGAAGTGGGTGACCGGGGCTGAACTCTGCGCTATCGTGGGGATGTTCACCAAGGACTGGCTCGACAACTTCGGTTGGAAGTTACCACGCGAGCGCATCGAGGTGACCTGCGACGATGGCACCAGGCGAGTGACGCGGTGGGGCTATCCCCTGCATCAGATACAACGCATGATCCGTGAAGGACGGATGCGTGACCTGTAAAGGCAATACTCTTGTAAATAGCTCATAATATACAATTTCCAATCAATCAATTATTTATCTTGCAAGCCCGTGAGGGTATTCGGTCTGCCTGAGAAGGTCGACGGTTAAAAGTTTTTTTTATCATATTTCATGTGGTGGGCATGGCCCTCAAATGGCCGGTAACGCGGTCAGCCACTTTTCAACAAGCCAGGAAGAGCCGCACGACGGTGCAAGGCGGCTGCGACGGAACATCAGTCGATGTTGAGCGGCGGTTCGACTCCGCCTCTTGGCACAACGGAAGAGCGTAAGCGATAGGACATACTAACCACAGGTATGGAGGAAGCCGCGAAGTGGCAACGTGTAGCCATAGGGCCTGACCCGAGTGTTGGCGAAAGTTGGAGGAGTGAGGCCGTGGAGTGACGGCGAGGCGTAGAAGCAAGCAGCCCGATAGGGTAGAGGCAAGCAGCGTAGCCAAAGGCTTTAATGCAGCCATCCCAGACGGGATGCGTGAAAAGGCCGGGCGACACGCCTGACCATCCCAAGCCACTAATGCAGAGGGGAGCCGAGAAAATGAAAAAAAAAAAAACCAATAAAAATAATGGAACTATGAAAGATTTATTTGACATCATCGTAGCCCGCGAAGAGGGCTACACATCGAGAGAGTGGAAAATGGGCGGCGCATTCATAGCCGGCATGGTAGTGGTCTGCATTCTGGCGGAAATCATCAACGCCCTATGACCACGAGAGCCACACACACCATCATCGCCCTGCTGCTGGCCATGACCATGCAAGGGCAGACACGCGAGCAGGTGCTCAGCGAGATCAAACGGCAGGGCATCCCCCACCCCAACATCGTGCTGGCTCAGGCAAGGCTCGAGACCGGCAACTTCAAGAGCGACCGATGCAGGAGAGACCATAACCTTTTTGGCATGAAGCGAGGCCGCAGATATGCCAAGTATGTGCACTGGCGCGAGAGCGTGAAAGACTACAAGCAGCGCATCTCCAGCAGATACAAGGGAGGCGATTATTACGCCTTCCTGCGGCGCATCGGCTACGCGAGCGACCCAAACTATAACAAGAAAGTCAGACACATCGTAAAAACATCACAACTATGAAAGAAACAATCATTATCGAGCAATTCGACAACGGTATCACCATTGAGGCGACCAACGACGAAGGAACCAGCAGACGGGTGGCAATGGAACACCAGAAAGAGCAGGAAATCGGGAAGGATATTTGGGAGACGGTTCGTTACATGATGGACAAGGAAACGACTAACACCGTAAAAATAGAAATCGACTACACGAAATTATAACCAAAAAAATCAACGACCATGCAATTTCAAGGCAGAATTTACAAACTTTTCCCCATTCAGTCAGGCACAAGCCAGCGAGGGGAGTGGACGAAGCAAGACTTCATCTTTGAGTATTTCGAGCAACCGACCGACCGCTACGCCGACCGCGTGCTGCTCTCCATCATGAACGACCGCATCCGCGAGTATGACCTGCACGAGGGCGACGAGGTAATCATCGGCTTCGGGCATAACACAAGGGAGTATCAAGGCCGATACTTCAACGACATCCGGCTCTATCACTTCGAGAAGGTGGTGCGCAAGGATGCAGCGGCACAACCGCAGCCAACGGTGGCACAACCTCCGCAACCTGCACCACAGCAAGCCCAGCCGTTCCCACCACAGCAGAAGGACGACGGCGAACTGCCATTTTAAACCTCCAAGGCCATGAAAAGGAAAATATATTGGCTCGACATTTTCGGCACCCGCCATTTTGAGACCACCGTCGATGAAAGCAGGTTCCGCGAGACTCTCGACGAGGTTTGCGACAAGGCCAAAGCCGCCAATCTTTCCGGCTACGCAAAATCCGAAGTGCTATGACCTACGAAGAGACAGCCGCAAGGATAGGCAACGCAGCTGCCGTGGTGAAACTCATCTGCGGAGTGGCAAACAATGCGGCGTGGCTCACCATGCTCGACGCTCACGACCACGCCCGCCGCTGCCCAAACTATCGGCAAGGGGTAAAACGCAAGTTCAAGATGGCCATTCAGGCTCTTCGTGATTATGAGCGCGACCTACTACACGCCGAAGAAAACCGTATGTTCCATGTGGCAGACATGAGCGAGCGGGTGCGGAAGAAATACGGCGACATCACCGACCGCGAGTTTTACGACTTTTGGGCTGGCACAGGTGCTGCCGCTTACGACAAGACACGCCCTCTGCTCACATCGCTGCAAAACAAATACAAACTCAGCCTTGAGCGTGAGCACATCCCCGAAGCCTACAACGTGGCGTGGGTGATGGTCGGGATGGCTGCGGTTGAATTGGCCGTGCGCATGTATGAGAAGGCCATAGACGAGTGCGAGGCTGGCTTTAAATTGCCACGCAGGTTATTGGAGCGTGTGTTCGGACAGTTCTCACTCGCCCGCGTAGCAAAATTGTGGCGGGAAGCACTCATCGCCCTATGCCCAGGCACCGACGACATCACGCCCTCAGAACTTGACGAGAGAAACATCGAGCACGGGCTGACGCAACTCACCGAGGCTTGGATAGACCCTACAACGCTCTACAACGCCACCATGGACACCGTGGAAGAGTATCAAGAGGTGTTTCGCACAAAGGGAGAGATGAAGAAGTCGCTCCGCGAAATAGCCGAGGTGCGCGACGAGACCATGAGGGAACTGGAAAACGAATAGACAGCCTCCCCCGACGCGCAGCATCCTACGGGGTGGTCTGTGCGGGGAGGTTTTTCAGACGCTTCTCTTTAGTATAGACAACCGCTTCGGTTTAGTATAGCAAACCGCAGCGGTTTAGTATAGTAAAGCAAAGCGGCGAAATATAGCAATCTTAAACCAAACGAACCATGAACCAGAAGACCGAAAAAGTATGCCCGTCGTGCGGAGCCGTCATCGAGGGTGATTTTTGCACGGAGTGCGGCCATGTAATCGAGGATTGGATGACGGTGACGCTCACTGGCGAGGAAATAGCCGCCATCACCTACGCCTGGGCACGGCTGCGGATGCGGCTCAATTTCTGCCACACCATGAGGTCCACAGAGCGGGCGACCATGAACGCCTACACCAATACGCTCGGCATCCTCGTTGACAGGCTGGAGAAGAGCGCGAAACAATAAAAACCACAGGGAACTATGAACGAAGACCCAAACACCCCGCAACTGGCATCATTCGACCAGCAGGCGATGGAGCAGTTGCGGCCCTATCTCTTAGACCCGCGCGAGGACTACCCAGAGCCGTATTTCATGCTCGAGTTCAACGGCGTTCCGTTCTCCACGCTTGGCGGCATCCAGGCCATCTCAGGGCAGAAGAAAAACGGCAAGTCGTTTGTGCTGACGCAACTCATGGCGGCGGTACTCGGCTACGACACGGAGCGCGTGCAGACCTTCCTGCCGGGGCTCACGGTGCCACGCCGCACCATCGAGCACCTGGGGCACGAGCCGCGAGTGCTCTATGTTGACACGGAGATGGAGAAACTGAACAGCGCGAAAGTGCTGCGGCGCGTGCACTGGCTTTGCGGTTGGGAGATGAACCAGCCCAACGACCGGCTGAACGTGCTTTGGCTGCGCGACATCGAGGACGAGAAAGACGAGAAGGGCAACGTGAAGACACCCGCCTACATGAAGCGTCTGCGGCTGATACGGCTCGCCATCGAGATACTCTCGCCCGACTGCGTGTTCATCGACGGCATCCGCGACATCATCGGCGACTTCAACAACAACGAGCAGTCGGCGGCTCTCGTGGGCGAATTGATGGCCTTTGCCACCAAGCGCAACATCTGCATCTGGAACGCCCTGCACCTGAACCCCCGACCAGGCAACGACGACGAGAGCAAGATGCGCGGCCATCTCGGCACCGAACTTGGCAACAAGGTGAGCGACACCCTGGCATCCTACAAGAAGAAGACACCGAGCGGCGTGACGTTCACCGTGAAGCAGATGGACGCTCGCGGAAAGGACATGGACGATTGGCAGTTTGAGGTGACCGACGATGCCGGCAACCTGGGCATCCCCCGCATCATCGCCAACGGCAAGGCACTCACCACCGAGCCGGAGGCCGACAGCGAGGAAGACATCATCAGTTGGATCAACCGCGCCACAAGCACCTACACCTTCCCGATGACCCGAAAGGACATCAAGCAGAAAGTCTTCGCTGAAATCGGCGGGCAGAAAAACCACAAACTCCAGCAGCAAGACCTCACCATCGCCATCAACCGCGGATACTTAATTGAAACGGCCATGAAGCAAAACGGATACCCCATGCTCGACGTGGCCGGTGATTTACCATTTTAACTGAAGGAACTATGAAAATCGGACAAGGAATAAAGGAACTGCGCCAACGATGCGGAATCTATCAAAAGGACTTTGCAAAGATGATAGGAATAAGCGTAAATGCTCTATGTTCATTGGAGACAAACAAAGCAGATCCATCAACATCAACGCTGAAAAAGATAGCAAAGGCTTTGGATATTCCATTATCACTGCTGTTGCTTGCTTTTGTTTCCGAGGATGATTTCCCAGAAGACAAAAAGATTTTATACCCAATCCTTAAACAAATAATGATTGAACTATGCAACAATAACCGTTAAGACCAATGTATATCAAAAAAGGCTTTTTAGCTCTGAAATTCGACGAGCTGGTGGACCGAAAGAGTCGCCAGGTGATCGACGGAAGCGGTGACAACAGATAAAAAAAAAAAAAAACGATTATGACTATGAAGATGGAAATATCAATCATGCCGGACAAAATTGTAACGGCACGAGGCAGAAAGCCATTCACTGGAGTTGTAAAATGCCCAATATGCGGTGAAGTAATGAGATTAACAGAACTGGACTCAGGAACATCAGACTTAGACCCATACTATTTCCATTACGAGTGTAAGGAATGTGGAACGGAGGTACAAATCTATGCCACCGAAAAAAGAGGATTCAGCGATTAGTTTTATTCTGCAAAAAACGGTGACCCAACGCTCCCCTATCCCTAAAGGGATAGATACCCGTGGCCCAAGGCCCCAAGAGCGCGTAGTCACGGGCACCCTGACCCCCGCCCTGAATGAGGGGGCGGGGTCACGGAGCACGGGACCGATACACGCGCCACGCGCGCGCGTTTTGGCATACATAGTAAACAAAATTAAACAATCATCACAATGGCTAAGATACCCGATGAAATCGTGCGGCATATCCTCGACACCGCCCGCATCGAAGAGGTGGTGGCCGACTTCATCCCCCTGCGCAAGACAGGGGTGAGATACACCGCCCTGTGCCCCTTCCACGAAGACAGGCACGACGGCAACTTCATGGTCTATCCCGCCCGCAACTGTTTCAAGTGCTTCACCTGCGAGGCGAAGGGCGGCCCGGTGGAGTTCCTGATGCGCCACTGCTCGATGACCTTCCCCGATGCCATCCGCTGGCTCGGTCGGAAATATTGCATCGAGACCGACAACATCGCCCCCGACTATGTGCCGCCGCCACCCAAGCCGAAGCCGCCGCCACTGCCCATCCTCACCCTGCCCATGTCGCTCGTCACCCAGCGCGAGAGCCACTACGAGGCCGACAACCTGGTGCGATGGCTCACGACGGG